TATACCTTCTAACCTAATCAATCTATCTACAAAATTACCCATACGAGAAATAGCAAACTTTTCCTCATCTGGTTCGTTAGTAGAGAAGCCTACCCTATAGACCAGAATGTCTCCGTCAATGAGTGCAGTTGCATTGTTCATTGACTTCGACACGTTAGAGTGGATCGTCCATACTTACTTCACCACCCTCGACATACTCAATCAAATCAGTAATGATTAACCTACCAACCCCAGTTCCTACGCCAGAAGATCCTTCCCAGTTCCAAGCATAAGGTTTAATAGTAGCAATAGCCTTAGAACCATTCTCTATTTTACAGTTGACTGGAGTTCCATCCTCAAGCTCTGCTTTGATTGGAAACTTCTTTGACTTGACTGTAACATAAGAACCCTTCTCAGGTTTGTCATTTCTAACTGTAACACCCATATCTTTCAAAGTGCTCACAGCTTTGGTAGATAGTTTACATAAGTCTACCTGATACTTATGACTTCTTGGATTAGGTGTATCGAGAAAAGCCCACATAATTTCTGCGTTTACTACAACTGGTTTTATATTAGCCATATATTTCCTTTTAGTGTGTTGATGCCCAATTAGTACCTATTTTATACTCACCATCAAGGGGACACCGTAGCTTGAGAGCAAGTCCTGCTTCCTGAATTGACTGTACGCCTAACTGACCTACAGATTCAGAGAACTCTTTTGTCGTTTCTATCTGCCATTCATCATGAACATTAGCTACAAACGAGCCGTGTATTCTATCACATTTTAACTTCTCTGTCAATAGTATTAAGGCTTTTTTCATAACTATTGCACCTGCACCCTGCAATAAAGTATTGAGTGCAGCGTGTTGAGATCTAACTATAAGTCTCCTACCATCAAGACCCGGTAGCCATCCTTGTTGAGAGACACGATCTACTTTACTTCGTAGATTCTTTAAAGATGGTGTATTTGCAAGAAAGCTATTAATCAACTTCCTACCTTCTTTCTCACCACCACCAACAATAGCACCTATCTTAGCTGGTCCAGCACCATAGAGGAAAGCATAAATAAAAGTCTTGGCTTGATCTCTATTGGTAAGACCTGCTGCTTTCATGTTCTTAGTATGAATGTCACCACTCAGTATCTCGTTGGTGTACTCATCATCTCGCATGAAATGCGCCAACATTCTCAATTCTAACCCAGAAGCATCCACCCCACATAGTACATTACCGTCCTCTACCGTCCACACAGATCTACACTCTTTACCATAAGGACTAGACACACTAGGTACTTGAGCCATGTTAGGTTTACTGTGAGTCATTCTTCCCGTGATTGCTCCATTGGTGATGACCGAACCGTGAACCCGTGAGGAGTTATCAACATAGTCAATCCATTTTTCAGCTTGAGTAATCCGTTTTTGTAAGAGTAAGTATTCCTCGAATAACCTAGCTTCAGGTCTGTCAATAGTTGCCAGTACGCTCTCATCAATTATCACCGTTCCTTTATCTGTGTGTTTGTTAGGCTTCCAACCAAGAGCCATAAGACGTTCTGCTATCTGCTTACGGCTACCTGGATTGAACACTTCTACTTTATCTTTAAGACGTTTACCAGTTTTCTCACTAATACGTTCAGTTACAATAGGTCTGAAAACTTCTTGTAATCCTTCCTCAATTTCTGCCAGTCTTTGCTTCCAATCTGTAAGAAGGATAAGTGTTTCCTTCTGATTAAGTTTGAATCCATTCTCTTCTTGTTGCTTGACGGCAACAGCAACCTTGTGCTCAAGATCAACTGACTCACCCCAATCCAGTAAACTGTCAGTAAGAGTTTCATATAGTCTTGCAGTGACCTCCACATCTTGTATGCAGTAGCTGACCATTTCATCTGAAAGCCCTCCATCGAAGTCGCTGAACTCGTCCTTGTGATTTCCTAACTTTAGTCCCCAGGCTCTTAGAGAGTGTCCTCCTTCTACCACTGGGTTTAATAGTCTTGACATTACTAAGGTGTCTTGCAACTGGCTTGAGTCGATAGTCAAGTTCCAGTGCTTCCTTAACACTGGAGCATCGAACCCTATTATGTTGTGACCAATCAAGATATCTGTGGGTTTTAGATACTTTTGTAACTCGCTTGCTTCCGTCCATACGTTTACCTCCTGGTTAGTTAAGTCTTTAGTTACAGCACACCAGATCTTACTAGCTGTGCTATCGGTTTCTATATCAATAATTATTTTTCTCATGTCTGTAAATATAGTCCTAAGTTACCGAGACAGAAACCAACAAAAGTAATTGCTAATGCTGACTGCCCCTTAATTAAAAGATCAACTGCTATCACCAAGTATACCACAGCTATGAGTAGTATCAACCAGCTTGACATATTGCTCTCCCTATCAGTTCTGGTATCTGAGGAACAACTGCATTACCTAATTGTTTAAGTCTGTCCACCCTACCGGGAAACCCATCAACCACTCTACCCACGCTGGGTTCAGATGTCCACTCACCGTTTCTACCCCTGCGCCATCTAACACTGCGTTCGGTAGTGCATCCATCGCTCGACTCTTCCCATCCTTGCGAACTAGCGATTCCGTCCGATAACCACCTTTCCAATCTCGTGACGTTGGCGTTGGAAACATCTTGTGAGGATTGAACACTGCTGCTGTCAGATTGTTTTGATGATCCTCTCTCCATCTCTTGGTTGCTTTCCCTCCGTCCTGCACTGTTGGGGTAGGCCAGGATCCAGATTCTATCCCGTCTGTGAGGCGCACCAACGGAGGAAGCGGTGATACAGTGCCATTCTGCATCATACCCGATCTCAGAGATTTCCCTGAGAACTTGGTCCAGTCCTCTAGATCGAAGGGCTGAGACGTTTTCAATGATTGCGTACTTCGGTTTGATTTCTTCGATGAGCCTTTTGAACTCTGACCAAAGACCTGATCTTTTGCCTTCAAGTCCTGCTCCTTTTCCTGCAAGGCTGATGTCTTGGCATGGGAATCCTCCGCAAATAACGTCAACTGTTTCTTCAATGTCTGCTCCTTTAAGTGTTGTTACATCATCAAATATAGGTACACCTGGCCAGTGCTTCTTTAATACCTGTTGACATTTCTTATCAACCTCACAGAAAGCAACAGTTTTCATACCAGCACGTTCTAAACCTAAACTAAAACCACCAATACCGCTAAACAAATCTAGTACATTCATAATGCGTTATCCTCCTCTTCATCTAAACGCTGCGCCATTCTACCATACTTTAGATCATAAAGCAAGCGTCCAGCAGGACCAACTTGACCAGAATAACGATTTTTTAATACCCTGACCGTTGTAGTGTTTCGCTCGATAGGATCAGGATCTTGACTAGAACGCTCTAAACCGATAACAACATCCGATAATTGAGCTATAGACCCAGAACCTCGAAGAGCAGAGATAGAGACTTGAGCACCATCCTCAAAACCCTTACCATCAGGACGTTTCAAGTGACTGACCAAGAAAAGACAGATACCTGTTTCCTGAGTTAACATTCGCAGTTTTGTCATAATCTCGTCAATAGCTTTACGTTCATCGTTGTTAGATTGCGCTGATACAACTATTGAAACATGGTCCAGACAGATGTACTTGCAGTTAAGAGCTTTGGCAAAATACCGAACATTGTTAACAATAGAATCAATGTCGTTAGATCCAAAATGATCGTAGAAATAAATCCTATCGTCTTTAAGCATAGTGTTGTAAGCAGTTTCAAGTTCTTCATGAGTGACCTCTGTTCCGGGTATGTGTATTGGTTTGTTTAGTTCAAGTGACATCAATGATCTTGCAGTTCGATCTGTGCTTTCTTCAAGAAACATGATACCAATGTTGTCAGTAGTCTGATTAAAGATACTGTAGATCAGTTCTCTTACAAACTGTGACTTACCTAGACCAGATCCAGCAGTGATAGTAACTAACTCAGTATCTCTTATGCCCAGGGTTAGGTCATCTAGTTTGGAGAACGGATAACGTACTTTAGATTCTTCTGGAAGAGTAAGCACCTGTTCTTTCAAAGATGATCCACTGATAATACCTGCTGGCACATAACGCTCTGCTGACCACCAGCAATCCATAAACAAACGACCATCGTTGTTAGTGAGGTAATCACAAGCATCCTTGTAATCGTTGTTAGGTTTAAATACCTTAACTTTAGATCCTAAGATTTGAGTGATAGCTTCTGTTGCTGCTCTACCCTGTTCATCATTATCCATAAAGACAACTATGTTCTCAAAGCTGTCTAACCATTTGTAGTGTGCTCTAATGTCTGCTGAAGCAGAGGCAGCACCGTTTCTGATAGACAACACCGGGAACTTAGAGCCAAGTAGAACATAGGCTGCAAGACAGTCAAACTCACCTTCTACTATCGTTACATACTTACCACCCTTGTTAAACAAGTGCTGACCAAACATCTGTGCTTCTTTCCAGTTACCTGTTGTGCTGAACTTCTTATCGTGGACGCTACGTTTCTTGTATGCCACAACTTCGCCATTTTTGTCAGTGTAAGGAAACCAATAATGGTCACTATCACTCTTGACATTGAAATGCTCCATTGTAGCTCTATTAATACCTCTTGAAGCAACTGGTGCAAATATAGCATCATGTTTAGGCTGCTCTAAATGCTTTCTAAGCTCATTAGATGAGTTGTTTGATACTAACGTCATGTTTCTCCTTTGCGTTGAGTCAGCGGCTTCTGAGTCGTTCTTATGGACAATCTCACAAGCATAACACTTAGTTCCCCAGTCATAGACAGCCAAAGCATCTGACGATCCACAGTCTGGACATGGTTGATGTGCTTTTAATTGTGTACCCATTGACAAATCCTTAAAAGTGTGCTAAAATACTATTTAGTTTATATATAATAATAATAATATATTACTAATTAATACTATTTAGTGTTAATTCTCTTTCCTTCATCATTGACCACATTGTCATCATTACGAATTGTGGTGAGTATTCATCGAGGACATCCAAAAACTCAGAAATAGTAGCATAAAAATGTGCTTCTTCTTCCGTGTCTGCAAAATGTTGTGCTTCACTGTCATCATATTCATCCATTTAGTTTTCCTTATTGGTCGTAGTAAATATCATTAATCCCAAGACTTTTTAGATCATACTCATCTAACTCCTCAAAGTCAAGCCCAGGTTTCTCATCTTCAATGTGCATTAGATCAGGTCTATCGATAGTCAAGACATTATCATCAAAAC